ATGATCACCGACACAAAGCTCAGGAAGGCGCTCGGCAAGAAAAGAGATGATATCGAGATTATTTCTGATTCGCACGGGCTCAACGCCAGAATCAGCCAGGCCGGAAAAATATCATTTTTCTATCGGTATCGCTGGGCCGGTAAAGCGGTAAAACTCAATGTTGGTGATTATCCTGCAATGAGTATCACCCAGGCAAGAGAGCGTCGCCAACAATTCAGAAACTGGTTAACTGAGGGACTGGATCCGCGAGAGCAGGTGAAGCTGGATAAGCAGACCCGACAGGAAGCGATGTCCGTTGCCGAAGCGTTCAATTACTGGATTGAAAGGCACTGTATCGCTAACGGGCTAGTTAAAGTCGATTACTATCGCCAGGTGTTTGAGAAACATATCGCCGAACCGATGAAGAATGTCAAAGTCGATAACACAGCGAAAATGCACTGGATCAACGTCTTCGATTCTATAGAAAGCAGGGTGATGGCTCATTACATGCTTTCGCTGTGCAAACGGGCGTTTAGGTTCTGCGTTAACAGAAGTGTGATCGCCTCAAACCCACTCGAGGGATTACTGCCATCTGATGTCGGGCAAAAGCCTAAAAAGAGAACTCGCAGGATGGACGATGACGATCTGCGCAAAATCTATCAGTGGTTGAAAAGCCATATGTCGATAGAGTCCGTTTTCCTGGTGAAATTTATTATGCTTACCGGATGCCGTACGGCTGAGATTCGACTTAGTGAGAGATCATGGTTTCGATTGGATGATAATGAGTGGGTCGTGCCTGCGGGCAGTTATAAAACTCGGGTACATATTAGAAGGGGGCTCTCAGACGCCGCCGTTAACTTGGTCAGAAATCACCTCAAGAAAATAAACACCAATCACCTGGTGACTTCACAACGTAAAATTGATGGCGGGATCAAAGATTCGCCCGTTCATTCACCTGTGGCATCCAATTACGCCCGTTCTATTTGGAATGGAACAGGTATGGCAGAGTGGTCGCTTCATGATATGAGGCGGACGATAGCCACAAATCTCTCTGAGTTAGGTTGCCCGCCGCACGTAATTGAAAAGCTGCTCGGGCATCAGATGGTGGGGGTTATGGCGCATTACAACCTTCATGACTATATCGATGATCAGAAACACTGGCTCCGCGTTTGGCAGAGCCATCTTGAAGAGATCATCGGAGAGCCCTTCAGTTAATTTATCTTCTTTTTATCCTCCCACTCTTTGATTGACTCAGAGCGCCAGCGGTTAGGGTTGCCGGGCCAGTCAGGGGGTGGGAACGGGCATACGAAGCCCCGAGGCATTGTGTCTGCACTTTGCCATGACCAAAGGGTTTTGCGTGAAATTTTGTAGCGACTGGTCAGGTCTGACGTTACCAAAATATCATCCATAGCTCTCTCCAGTTGCCCGTTCGGGCCATTCAAAATCTTTTTCAACCAACCTGCCCGGGCAGGGAGCGGAGACGGCGCATGCCGGTCATCGCTGTGGCCACGTAGCTCGCCTTTCGGTTCACCACCTCCACCCAGACTTTCACGCCTTCAACCTTCACCGTATAAGTCTCTTTCATCTTGCTTCGCCCATAGTCGCCATATGTTTGCAAGTGAGCTGCCAGCGCGATGTCGCATGCTTGGCGAGCTAAAGGTGATTGCTTACTTCCTCGATTGATCAGTCGCATATAATCTCCTTGAGGGAGGGTTACCCCTCCCGGTCTCGTCAGGCCACGTATTCCGGTTTCATATCCGCCAGGGTGATGCTGAATTGATCGTGCAGTTCATCGCCTAAGTGACGCTTTGAAGATGCAAGCATGCGCTCGGCTTCAGCGAACCGTTCGGCTGCATGCGGCTCGTCGGGCTGGGGCAGGGATTTAATAGCCTCCTCAACCTTGTTGCGTGCATCCACTAGGTAATAACGCTTTACGGCTTTGTTTTTCAGCTCGGTGAATAGTGCGGATCCCAGCGTAGCTTTCGCCGTTTCAATGTCGGCACGCAGCGATTTGGCGCTATCCACGTCCTGAGCAGATTCGATGCGTTCGCGGAAATCATCGGCAAGAGAGCCGACATTTACCGACGATTCCTGTGCGCTTTGCGTGGTTGTGACGGTGTCACCTGAGATATCAGCCAGGCTAACGCGTTGCGGCGTTGGGTTGATCTCTTTTTCTGTGCGCTGTTCAATCTCATCAGGGGTGTACACACCAAGAACAACTGCAGGGCAATACAGGCGCGCCCAGTATTTGAGTGCCAGATAAGCGATCTGCTGTTTCGGGTTTGATACCCAAAGTGGAGAATTACGTGTGATTACGCTGGAGAGGAAAACAGGCTCTCCCCAGGTGATATCACTTTCACCGCGAATAACGGCACCTACCCGTACCGACAGTCCTTGTTCATCAGCACTTTCCCAACCGCGTACCATTTCTTTCTTGTCGTACGTCCCGCCACCTTTCGCAGGCTTTTTAACGGTTATCTCGCGGCTGCTGGCACATTTCGACCAGTCGCCCTCGTACTCATAGTGAAAGCGGCCAACGATGGCGTTTGAGCTGGAGATCACCGCATTAACCAGTTGCGCTTCGTATCCCAGGACACCGTTAACCAGGTGCGTCTTTTGCGCCACGGCGTAAGGGTTCATACCCCACTGCATCGCCTGCATGATGATGGCCATGCAGTCTGCCGGATTGCCGCGGAGGTGCTCAGGCACCGTTACGGCTGCCTGTGCCATCAACCCGGCGACAGACTGAAGCTGGGTTAAAGCCTGCGCGTTGAAAATGGCATTGCTGGCTGAGATCGTGTTTGGAGTCTGCTGTTCAGCGGTTACGATATTCGTGTTTTCCATCATCATTCCCCTTATGCCTGAGTACGCAGCGCTTCAAGGCGGCGCAGGTCGAAGTCGTTCAGTTCGTCGGTGTAGTCAGCAGTGATTGGCGCTGGCCATTCACCTGTGTCGAATCCGGTTGCGATATTGCGCATCGCTTTGCGGTACTCGAGCATACCCAGCTCCAGTAGTTCAGCGGATGCCTCGATGATGGCGATCCAGTGGTAGTTCTCGTCTTTGTTGACGAAAATCCAGAAGAACTGATCCAGCGCTGCGGTTTCGCAGTACATAGCCGCGCTCAGGTGATAATCACGTTCAATAATTTCCCGGTGTAGCCTGGCGCGCAGGCTTTCCTGCTTAACATTCCACATGCTGATGGTTTTCAGGTCAGCACCGATACGCACGCCGTCTAGGTCGATCTCAAGGTCAGGGCGCACACGAACTTCCAGTCCCGTCTCCTCGTCAAAGCCAAAGTAGCTCACCTCAACGGCGCGGCTCGGGTGGGTTAGCAGCATGCCTGCGGTCGGGTGTGCCAGCAGGGCCGACTGGATGGCCTGGGCGGTCACCAGCTGCTGGCGCGTCACCAGAATCTTGTCGCCCGGATTTTCTCGCCAGGCGTCCAGCAGCTCGTCGGCGAATACGGCATCGGGTTTAACCGACTTAATCGCTTGGATCATTTCCGCTTTGCTGCCGGACACCTTAAGCGGTGCCGGCTTCTGGGCTTCCTGCTCCACCAGGTCAGGGTTGATGATTGCCAGCTGTTCAAGCAGCGCATCGCGGCTGCCGCTGGTTTTAACCGGCGCGGGCAGGGTGGCGTTGTACTCTTTGATGCAGGCTTTCATAGCTGCTGCGGTCTGCTTCTGGTCTGGCTCGATGCGCTGGTACTCTGCCGGCAAAGCCATATAGCTCTGGGCCGTTTCCTCCAGGCTGGCGCCCAGCGGCAGCTGCGCGGGCAGGGTGGCGTTGTGCTCTTCAAGCAGCGCTTTGATATCGTCAGTGCTCAGCAGTGCCGGCAGGGTGGCGTTGTGCGAATCGATGAACTCGCGCAGGGTGGCGGTGGTAGTAAAAGCATCTTCCGGGATCTCCGGCTCCACGCTGAACTCTGCCTCAAGGTTTTCAGGCTGCAGCGCCAGGGCGTGAACCAGATTACCCATGTCCAGCACCTTGGAAGGGGCCCGCGGGATAGTTTTGGCGACGTGGCGCGCGTTGAAGTACATCAGGCTGACCCTGGCATCCTTCACCTGGGTGGAACTGATCCCGTTCGCCGCGTGATAAACGTCATTCGGCACGCCTTCATAGCGGCCCGGTTCGAAGTACGCCGGGTATTCCGGGACCGGTTGTGAAGGTTGCTCTTCCGGCGCGCTCGCTTTCTCCTCTGATGCTTCGGTGGTCAATTCCTGCGTAGTGGCGTTCGCCAGCTCCGGCGCCGCGGCGGAGAGCACCTCAGCCGGGTTCAGGGTATCTGTTTGCGGATCAGTTGCATCAGCGCTTTCGCCTGGTGGTACCGTATCAACAGTTTTGTCTTTCTCTGGCTGAGTCGCTTCCATCTGCACATCGCTGGTGGTCTCCACTACGGTTTCCGGTTTTTCTGCTTCATTTGAGGGAATATTGATGACCGGGTTAGTATTTCCACTCAACAGGCCATTGATGGAGAACATGCCACCGCCGAGGTTCGCGACCTGCGGCTGAGCTGTTGGTTCCTCAACCTCTACTTGCGTCTGAACCGCGGACGCGCGCAGGGGCATCAGTTCAGTTGCGGCGTTAAACTCAGCGGTCATGGTCTGGTTAACGAACTCCAGATGGGCCGCCGGCGTACGATGAATGTTTTCCGGTGCGATCCGTACCAGGTTGAAAATGGCCGCACGGTTTACCGACAGAACGCCAGGCTGGTTACGCAGAAGGGCGCTCCATGATTTCCAGGGCTCTTCTTTTTTCGCCACGATTTCTTTGGCGCGACGGTGAATGCTGCCCGGGATCTCAAGGTGGTTGAAATCCATCGGCAGCAGGGCACAGGCGATCTCCAGATCCAGTGTGTCCAGCGTGTGATGCGCACCTTCGCCGCGGTCGGTGACATATCCACCATCGGCATTGGTACCTGCGTCAGTGCGCTGAACACTACTGATGTGATTACCGGCAGCCCATTCACGCGCCAGGATGCCACGGTCAATGTAATCAGTCGCCGCCCACATTCTGGTGAAACGGAGTACCAGCGCGAGTTCGTGACGCTTGTCCTGGCTGAACACTTTGCGAATGGCATCGGTGTAGCGCCACAGGTCTTTGGTGTCGTAACCCTTCACTTCCGGGCAGTTCTCAGCAGCTAACAGCAAGTTCTGGACGTAACTGTTATCAGTGTCCATCTCCAGCGCGCCGATAGCTTCGTACTCTTCGCGGGTTACGTGGTGGCGCAGTTCGTCGGCGGTGAACTGGGAAAGCAGTTGCTTACGAAACGGCATCTGCACTACCGGGTAGAGGGTTGAGTCGTCGTCGTGTTCGTCCAGCGTGATGCCAGCGGTTTCTGGCAGCGTTGACTCAGTAGTTATGTGACTATCAACGGTCTGAGCCGTTTTCTCGTCAGAGTTTTCAGCTGTGACTTTTGGCAGCCAGGTGCGGTCATCGTTCTGCAGTTCGTAGCGTTCGCACCAGGTGTAATCCACTGCGCCTTCTTCCGGCAGGTCGTCATATACCGGGAAATCGGTGCGGATTGGTTTGGCATAATCTTTACCGCGGCCAGTTTCTTCAATTCCGGCTTCTTCCAGTGCCACATCGAGTTGGAGATTGGCGCGCGCTACACTTTTCGCAGTGAACCAAATCACTGCATCTTTCTTGCCAGACTTCTGACTGGCTTTTATCAGATGGAAAAATTCCATGTGAGATCCTCTTTTTTGAGTGTTAGAATCCCCGGGCCAGAGATAGCGCCCATTGGATGTTTTTTGGTTTGGTATAAATTCCGGTGTAACTTTGGTCGGTGGCACCGGACGTGAATCCCGCCTTGCGCGGGGTTTTCGTTATGCTTCGTGGGCCATCTGGTCGAACGAAGCGCAACGTACTGAACAGTAATCACGTTGCTCGCGTTTCAACTGCGTGCCGTGGATAAAGAGCAGTTCGTTTTTAACTTCCTTCCCTTGCTTGATCGGCTTGCGGCAGTACGCGCATTTTTTCTCCTGCATAACTCACTCCGTTAATGGCTAAGGCCATGTCCTAAACCGTTCAGATAAACTTCAACCAGCAAGTCGGTTGTGTAAGTCCGCTCAATCCCACGATGCAGATACAGGCGGCCGCGTTTATTTGCTGATGCTGTCCAGGTGCTTTCCCGATGCTTAACGAGCATCCCTGGGAGAACGGCGCCGCGGTTAACAGTCTGTGTCCCGTAATGATGACTAACCATTGAACACCCCCGTGAAATGCATAATTTCGACAGCCAGGCCAGCCCAGAAAACCACACCAATGGCCAGCGCGATAACCAGTGAGCGAATGCCGTTTCTGCTCATACCGCACCCCAGCACTGAACGCTTACGAATGCGACCAAAGCCAACAACAGAGCCACCTTCACCTTGAATCTGTTCCACGCAGGAACCTCATGTTCTCGGATCATCTCTTCACCTTTGCCTTATCGCGGCTAACGGGACGTTTTGACTTCACCCCGGCGTTGCCGGTGTTGTTTGGATGAGATGATAATACTCCTGGTATTATTTTATATCAATACCGCCAGTATTATTATGTTTAATAAAAATACTAAAGGTATGATTTTAAAGTTAATTTATTTTTGTAAAAAGTGCTGTTATGCTCAAAAAAACATCATAAAGGGGTGTTGGCATGTCAAATGAGGATGAGTTTTTCGCAGAGATGCACCCGCAGATAGCGCAGGTCATCGGGATAGCGGTTATGCAACTGCTGGTTGAGAAGCGCGAGCCCTCAAGAGAGGCGCTGATAGAGATGATTCAGGTGTTGTGGCAGGAAGACCAGGTCGATCTGGCTGTGGAGTTGGCGCTGGACGTGCTGATGCTGAGGGAAGAGTAG